AGAGGTAAGACCCTGCACTATTATGGGACAGGCGTAAGAGCCTGAAGCTGATTGCATGGCGTGAGGAAAAAGCGAGGCCGCCACTGCGCTACAGGGAGTGCCGCCAGTCTGACTGGCACCATTTAATGTCGTGGTAGACGTTGGCACTGTGATGATGGCGCGAAATGGAATTCTCATAGCTTGTGCTCCCACTCGGCCCGGCAAAGGAGCGGACGTTAACTTTGCTTCACATGGATCAAGGATGAGCTTGGTGTAAGGTGATCCAGAAGCCAACTGCTTGACAGCAGGGCGAGCTGGCCGAGAAGCACCAGAAGCCTTGCCGGCCCGATTACTTCTACGACGCGAGCGGCGGCTACCATTGGCAGCTGCACCTGTGCTCTTTTTCTGTTTCTTTCCTTTTCCTGCTCGCGCCATCTCTGCTCGAGAATGAAATCCTGATCAGTAATCTCCAAGTACATACAACACGTGCTCTTTCTTCAAACCGATTTACACCTGAAAGAAAATTGATGAAATATCGAAGGGTCTAGCTTATGCGTCAACAACCCTTCCAACGGAAGCGTTCGCGAGTTATGCCTCACTAAACTTCAGGACCCAATCATATGATTGTGATTACCGAGATAACCTTCCTTCCGTTGACCCTGTCAATTCAGGACGATAGATATTCCAACAATAATCGTGTCAGCGGTCTCCCGCTGACAACTCTTCCAAGGTTGATTTCTCAGCAGCCGCCCCTCTCCCAGCCAAGATCCCAACACCTGAGAAACTCAGGTGATTTGAGATGGCGGAGAGGAGCCAAATACGGATCAAGCTCATTCAACTTCAGGTAAATAGACCGAAACAAATTTTGCCGCTCTGGTTCGGTTGCTGTGCTGATCATAGCGCTCTGGAGAGAAGCGCCCAAATCATCCATCCTGATATTTCGCAGGTTGGTCCACGTCTTCTCAAAATTCATTGGGTCACAACTCCAATGCTGCCCCTGCATGTGCTTGAACACTGCAGAGAAAAACTCAGCGCCTTCCATAGAGTCTTTCGTCTTGTACTCCTTGACTTTTGAGCCAAGCTCCGCAGTGATACGGAGGTACTGATCGATGTCAGACTCGCCCCACCTTGCTGGGATGTTCTGGATGGTATCATCTCCACCAGCTCCAAAAGTGAACTGCGGAGACACAATGTCTGCATCACTGTAACCCATGCGGATTAGGGCCAGGATATGCAGAAACATCTGAGCTTCTGAATTGAGAGAAATGGTCACAACAGCACCACTCTTCTGGAGGCCAGGAGTGGTCTGCCTAAATCGCCTGCCGTTGGAAAGCTGTAGGAGGGGGCTCTCGTAAAGATTGCAATACTCTTGCCATGAATCCCGTTTCCAGGACTCGAACAGCTCAGGGTCGGTGTAAACACACAACCGAGATCGCAACTGATGGGAAGCTTTCACCACCCACCACGGCATTCCCCAATCCCAAGACGACTTGTCAGCCATTAGCACCTTAGTGCCTCTGTTCTGAAAGCAACGAGCAAACAAAGCTGCGTGCCCGCCACCGCGAGAAAAACCGTACTTGATGGGAGTGTCTGTCCACGCTTGAGTGTATGCATCATTTGAAGCATCAAACAAGCAATGACCCCGGATTTGGGGCAGAATGGACACACTACTGATCAGGCGAACCCGTCCCTCATCCAGCTTGGCTACCTTGTGTGGCTCTCGCTTAACAAACAGGCGAATGATGTCGTCCTGGTTGTCCCAATTCTCCAATACTTGTTGAGGTCTCCCTTCGTCTTGAAAGAAAGCCTCATTGGTCTTTAAGTCCGGAATCCATGGGAGTCCAGGGCTGCAACGCAAGTCGATATTCTCAATAGCCTTCTCGACTGCGGGTAACGTGCGATATGGTCGCAGACGCCACCTAGCGCCCGAGCACAATCGCTCAGACAAATAAACCACCCTTTCCATCTCCTGATCTGAAACCTCAGGTTCAGGAATCTTGCTGCGTATTTCGGCGTGAAGAAAGAACGATTTCTCCTCAGCATCAGCAGATACATCTGGAACTCCAAGCTGATCGCCAGCATACCCGAGTTCACGGGCTCTGACGTCGAAGAGGGGAACGAGCTCATTGGGCTCAAGTTCAAATCCTCTCACGAATAGCTTGCGGCCCCCAGTTACTTCGGTGAAGCCTGGGGGCGAGCTCCTTTTCCCTGCTTCTCCTTGTTGGAATCAGAAGGCCCTTGTGAAGGAACGCCTTCCCCTGTTGGGGCGGCAGCTTCCTTC